AGGAAGGTCGATCTCGTGGAGCACACCCCCCGCCCACGGGTTCTGTCCGATCCTGCCCTTCGCACGGCCATGATGGAGGGGCGGCTGGCGACGACTCCAGGCGTGGCGATCACGCGGGGTCCCACGCCCGTCGAGCGGCCAGCCGCCCCTCCCGCAGCATCCGCCATCACCCCGGAGGTTCAGCAGTCGATCTTCAACATCGCCCGCTGGCGCCTGCACCCGTGGGAGTACGTGCGCGAGGTGCTGGGCGGCGAGCCCGACTTCTGGCAGATGGACGCCCTGATCGCACTGGGCGACTACGTGCAGGGCAAGCCCGACGCATTCGACAAGTTCTGCCTCAAGGCGTGCAAGGGGCCTGGCAAGACCTGTCTGCTCGCCTGGGTGATCCTGTGGTTCATGACGTGCTTCGAGCATCCCAAGATCCTCGTCACGTCGGTCACGGAGGACAACCTCAAGGACAACCTCTGGCCCGAGATCAGCACCTGGCTCAACAAGAGCCCGATGCTGATGGCGATGTTCCAGAAGGACGCGGAGCGGATGTACGCTCGCGATCACAAGGAGACGTGGTTCTGCTCCGTCCGCACGTGGCCCAAGGACGCGGACAAGACGAAGCAGGCGGCCACCCTCGCCGGTCTGCACGGCAAGAACACGATGATCCTGATCGACGAGTCCGGCGGGATTCCCGTCGCCGTGCTCTCGGCCGCCGTCGCCCACCACTCGACCTTCGATCCGACCGGCAAGACGGACGAGATGCACATCACCTTCCAGGCGGGCAACCCCGACACGCTGGACGGGTGCCTCGGCTGGGCGTGCACGCAGGACGCGAAGAACTGGTGGATCAAGGAGATCACGGGCGACCCGGACGACCCCAAGCGCGCCCCGCGCATCAGCGTCGAGTGGGCCCGCGAGATGATCGAGACGTACGGGCGAGACAACCCGTGGGTGCTCGTCAACGTCTTCGGGAAGTTCCCGCCCATCGGATCGAACAAGCTCCTCGGCCCCGACATCGTGCGCAAGGCGATGGAGATCTGGGTGCCGGATCAGGCGTGGCGGAACTACAACAAGGTCATGGCGCTCGACGTGGCCAGATCGACCTCCCGCGACCGCAGCGTGCTCGCCCGCCGTCAAGGCGCGGCGATCTTCCCGTTCCTCAAGTACCGACTCGCCGACTCCAACGATCTGGCTGGACAGGTGGCGTTCGAGTTCAGCCGCTGGCCCGCCGACGTGATCTTCATCGACTCCGTGGGGATCGGAGGCCCGGTGGCCGACCACCTCCGCGCCGTCGGGCTGCCGGTGGTGATGTTCAACGGGGGCCTGCCCGCCCGCGACAAACGGTTCGTGGATCGTCGTACTGAGTGCGCCTGGGCCGCCGCGCAGGAGATCAAAGGCTCGGGCGGAGAGCCTGCGATCGCACTCCCCAACGACAGCGAGTTCGTGAGCGAGGCGACAGCGCCGAACATCGAGTGGAACGGCAAGGGACAGATGAAGCTGGAATCCAAGGAGAAGATGCTCGCGCGAGGCGTGGGATCGCCCGACATCTTCGACGCCTACTGCATGACCTTCGCAGAGGCAGTCATGATCAAGACCGACATCCCCGCGTCCACCGTCGCAGCCATCAACCAGACCGGGCGGGGCGGCGGCCTCGTTACCGAGTACGATCCGTTCCAGGAGTGACCATGGGCTCAGCCAGCGACTACGATCCGACCAACTGGAGCATCGGCGGCTTCAAGCCGTACAAGCCGTTTTGGAAGTACGACTGGTGGAAGGATCTCGACCCGACGAAGAAGCCGCCCAAGCCCGACATGCCTGGGGCGCCCCCGCCTGCGCCCGAGATGCAGGACGAGGCGATCCGTAACGCCAAGCTCGCGGAGCGGCGCCGTCAGCTTGGCCTCGCTGGGCGGCAGGCCACGTGGCTGACCGGAGCGCGAGGCGACTCCAACCCGATGCAGATCGGCGCCGCGACGCTCAAGGGTGGCAAGTCCACCCTCCTGGGAGACTGATCATGGCCGAGACCGCCAAGCAGGAAGTCCCCTCCGAGCGCAGGCGCTGCCTGGTCCGACTGAAGAACCTCAAGACCGAGCGCGACTCCTGGATCTCGCACTGGCAGGACTGCAACGACTACGTCCTGCCGCGCCGCCTGCGCTACCTCCAGACCGAGCGCAACCAGGGCACCAAGCGCAACGACAAGATCATCAACAACGTCGCCACGCGCTCCGCGAGGATCCTGGCGGCGGGCAAGATGGCGGGCGAGACCTCCCCGGCCCGTCCCTGGACGCGCTACGTCCCGGAGGACATGGAGAACGCCACTCAGGAGGACATCGAGTGGACGGAGCACGCGCACAAGGCGGTCATGGCGGCGATCGCCAGGTCGAACATCTACCCGAAGCTCCACGAACTGTGGTTCCTCCAGGGCGTCTTCGCCACCGCCACGATCTACGTGGAGGAGGATTTCGAGGACGACATCCGCGCCACCGTGTTCCCGCTGGGGCAGTATTGCCTGGCGTCGAGCGGGCGCGGGCGGGTGGACACGATCTACCGTGAGTTCTCCATGACGGTGGAGCAGGTGGTCCGCGAGTTCGGCAGGGACAACGTCTGCGACATGACCCGGGAGCGGTGGGATCGTGGACAGTGGGACGAGTGGATCAACGTCCTGCACGTGGCCGAGCCCAACGTGAACCGCGACACCGGCAAGATCGACAACCTCAACATGCCGTTCAAGTCCTCGTGGTGGGAGATCGACGCTCCCGCCGACTGGGACAAGGCGCTGCGCAAGGGCGGCTACGAGGAGCAGCCGTTCTTCGTCGCCCGCTGGGACGTGCTCGGCGAGGACATCTACGGATCTGGCTGCCCCGCCATGGACTGCCTGGGCGACAACAAGGGCATGCAGCTTCTGGAGAAGCGCAAGGCCGAGGCGGTGGACAAGACGGTCCGACCGCCGATGAAGGCTCCGATCTCGGCGAAGACCCAGCGGCTGTCGCTCCTTCCTGGCGACGTGTCGTACGTGGACGAGTCCGCTCAGAGCGCAAGGTTCGAGCCTGCGATCAAGATCGACGGCACCGCCATCGCCGCCGCCAAGGACACCATCGGGGAGCACGAGCAGCGGATCCAGGAGACGTTCTACGTCCACCTGTTCCTCGCGATGCTCATGCGGACGCAGAACGGCGGGGGCAAGCAGCCGCTGACGGCGACCGAGGTGTCCGAGATCGGTCAGGAGAAGATGCTCATGCTGGGCCCGGTCGTCACCCGCGACACCGACGACGTGCTCGACCCGCTCCACAACCGCATCCTCCGCATCCTGATCAGAGCGGGCAAGATCCCAATGCCTCCGCCCACCCTCCAGGGCAAGCGCATCAAGATCGAGTACATCTCGATCATGGCGCAGGCCCAGAAGCTCCTGGGCACGGCGGCCACCGAGCGGTTCGCCTCCTTCGTCGGATCGCTTTCGGCGGCCCGCCCCGACGTGCTGGACATCCCGAACTGGGACAAGATCGTCAAGAACTACGCCGAGATGCTGGGCGTGTCCCCCGACGAGATCAACACCAAGGAGGTCATCGACGCGCTTCGCCAGGCGGCGGCCCAGGCCCGGCAGGCGAAGGCGCAGGGCGATGCGATGGCGGTCGGGGCGGACGCGGCGAAGGCGGCTTCGCAGGCGCAGCTTGGATCGGACTCGGTGCTCTCGCGGCTCCTGGCGGGCACCGGCATGGCGCCTCCGGGCGCTGCGTACGGGAGGGCGTAGCCAATGGGCCGAGGACAGACCACCGATCAGGCGCGGCTCGGCAAGGAGAAGAACCGGGAGGCCCGAGAAGCCCTCCAGGCTCGGGAGGACATGGCCGCGATCATGGCCACCTCCGCAGGTCGTCGCGTCATGTACCGGCTGATCTACGACCGCTGCGGGCTCCAGGATGTATATCTGGCGCAGGACAGCGGCATCTACAAGCACGAGGGGCAGCGCAAGATCGGTGCTGACGTGGCGTTCGAGCTTCAGCAGAACCACACCGAGTCCTACATCCTCATGGTCACGGAGCGGATGCGGGATCTGAAGTTCAACTCGCAGATCCGTGACGAACCCAAGCCCGGAGAAGACGAATGAAGTTCCTCAACCACCCCACGTTCTACATGGCGCCCGATCCGGCGCCTGCCACCCCCGCCCCGGCTCAGCCCCCAGCGACGCCGGGTGCGGCACCCGCAGCGCCTCCGGCGCCTGCGGCTCCGGCTGTGCCTGCCACCGTCCTC